CACCACGGGCGGCTGAAGCACGATCTAGTAATTCTTTTTGTCGTCTAGCAATTGCTTCAGACAGTGCCAATGTTGCTTCAAGTGGGGCACCTGCATCTTGTAACTCTTTGAGCTTCTGCTTCATGTTTTCAAGATTGCCTAGGTCTAACCCTTGAGCGGCATCTTGTACTTGTTGAGCTTGTAGTTCAGCTTGAGTAAGACCTAACTGAGCAATCTGTCGTTGTGTCTCAGGAGTAGCTCCTGCGGCTCCTGCAAAAGCCCCTGCGGCTCCTGATAGACGCCTAGGCATCTCAGCCATTCCCTCAGCAGTACGCACAAGAGATTGATTAGCTAGGTTAGTAATCATTCCGGGGATGCCTGTGGTTGCCCTAGGAAGCTCTGAGCGCATACCTAAGGCACGGCTTGTAATTCCTTTCATCTGCTCTTCACGGACTTGCTGAGGAGTCTTAAGCATATCAAGGATCATTGACTTAGCTGTTGCCATTATGCTTCACCTCTAAAGTACCCGTATTTGTCAAAGAACTGAGAATCAGACAACGAGCTATCAGAACCTGAAGACCCTGAGCCACCAAAGCCTAATAAGTCAAGTAAACGATCATAAGGAGATTGTGCTTGACCTTCAGCCATCTGTACACCAAAGATTTGAGCCAAGGTGTTACCAAGTGCCTGAGTACGTGCCGCTTCAACATTGGCCGCACCTGTGAGACCTGCCGCCTCAGCTTCAAGACCTGCGATACCGCCTTTGTACAGTGCTTCAGAACCACCAAGACGTGAACTAACGATTGGCTGTTGTAGCTGTACTGATGGGGACATTGCCGCCAAGGCTTGTGTCTGTGGTGTGTACCCACCAGTTAACATTCCTTGGATGTTCTGAATGTTCTGACCAGTTAAGGCACCTGCCTGTGTTAATGACGACAGGATATCAGCAGTCTCTTGTTGACGACGAGACTCTTCCATTGCCATCAACTCAGGAGTAGCTCCACCATACATCATAGAGCTTGTACCTAAGCGTCCTTGAGCGGCTAGACGTTGCTCTAAAGCCAAACGCTCACGCTCGTAACCGGGCTGACGCATCTCTTGAATCTGACTGTAGAGTTGGTCAGGAGATACTTGAGCTCCCGGGATAGCCGCTTGAGCGGCACTTAAGAGACCTGTCTGGATTGCCTGAGGAGTTTCTGCTAGTGTTTGTGTATAGCCGCCAGTAGGGTCAACCTGTGTTGTGCCTAAGCCCGTTGTGACAGTAAACGGTTGGAACTCTGTAGCTCCTGCCGCTGTCTCACCAACAGCAGTACCACGGGCACCCATAGTTGTCCCAATGCTCTTAAGTTGGTCAATTGCTTCTTGAGACATTGTGTACGGAAGAACAGCCGAAGCCGCCATTCCCGCACCACCTAAGAGACCGCCAAGACTTGAAAGATCAAAATCTTCCATTAGTATGTTCCTCCGTCAATCGTCCCTGCTGTCAGGGTACCTGTTACAGTCACAGTCGGGGCAGTTACCGTCCCTGTGAATGTAGGTGATGCTGTATTCGACTTAGTAGCGACTGCTGTCTGAATAGCATCAAATTCTGAATCAATCTCAGAGCCTTTGATAATCTTGGCAGGGTTACCAGATGCCAAAGAGTCCTTGACTGTAAAGTTGGTTGTCTTAGTATAGTTTGACATTAGATAGTCCTTCCTACGATAGCTTGTGCTGTGAGTCTCTGAATAGAAACCTGCGATCCGTTGATCTCTGCTTCTACTCCAAGTTGTACTACTTGACCGCCACCACTAGCGTTTACTGTAGGACGGTTTACCAAGACTCCTGCGTTAAATTCCCCAATGTTATATTCGGCAATGTTGTACTCAGCAATGACTTGAGTAGACAATGTAAAGCGTTTCTTTTTGTATGCGTAGCTATAGTCATAACCCCAGTTAAGAGTTACATCTGTAGCACTGCCGCCAATGACTGTTATCTTAAGATTCTTAAGCAACTTCAAGTTAGAAGGTGCACCGAAGTCAATGTAGTTGGTAAAGTACGACATTTGGTATGCAGAGCCGTTGTCTGTAAACCCATCATACTTAGCAATACCTAAGCTCTTTCCAAGTAACAACGTCCCGCTACGGGTTCTACAGAGAGCCTGAGGGCCAATTGTATCCCATTGGGTGACCCTGTGTGCTCCGTCTTGTAAAGGAGCTCTCATGTCAAAACAATAGGTAATGTTCGTTGTTGGTAAGTGTAAAAGATAAAAGGCTTCTTCAGGGGAATACACCGAAAATACATTAGCTGTTTCAGTTTGTAGAAACGATGTTAGTTCTGTTCGTATGTTGCTTGAGATGTCTGTCATTGGTGCAGACTTTTCTTGCACTGTACGCTTCAGACTCCGTAGACCTGAGTCAGACAAAAAGATTAAGTCTGTGCCTGTCACCTGTACACTGTCACGAGCAATACACCCAATACCGACAATGGTGTCTGCTAGTTTCATGGTAGCAGGATCTTCAGCACCAGTGTACAAAAGAATCTGACGCTTACCGAAGATAGCTAAGATGCCATTGTGTACGGCCAGAGCAGTAATCTCATCAGCCCCATCAGGCCAAACCTTAGATACGTCTATAGAACCAGAGCTACCTGTATCCCACTTTGTTCCAAGGAGTAAGTCTGACCAATATACTGTGGTGTTATTGGTATCCGTTTTGGCAACCCACAGTCGACCAAAGCCAGACTGCACAATATCACCACTAGGCACCGTCCCAGAGTAGTCTGGGTGTGCTGATACTTCATCGCAAGTCGTCCCATCATAGTAAATAGGATCAGACCCTTCACGGAACAAATAATGGATTCCGTTTAAAGTAGCATGATCGTATAAACCATCACTGACTGTGTGAGACGCAGGAGTAATATCAGTTAGAGTTGTTGTGCCTTTGTAGATTTTAGTGGCACTGCTTGAGATAATCTCAGTGGTTCCGTCAGCCTTGACAAACTCACCGATAGAGACAATAGAGTCACCGCCAGAGGTTGTTTCGTATGTCCAACCCTTGCGGGCACCAATACGACCAAACTGGTCAATAATACAATTGTCTGCTACCAAGGCAAACTGCTCAGGTAGAGACGTAGGGGAGTCTTGAGTGTTTAACCCGTAGAACCCCGGTGCTTGAATTGCAATACTTTGTAGTGGTTTAGCCATTACACGGTTGTCCAGACTGTCTCATCAGGGCTTAGACCTGCATCAAAGGCAACAGCATTAGACAACTCTTGCTGTGCAAACAATGCTTGTTCTGCCGCAGATTGTCCTCCTGTCTCACCACGCTCACGAAGAGCATAGGAGTAAGCCCATTGGATAATAGGAGAGTCTGGAACTAAGGTTGTATCAGAATCAGTGGTTAAGTCTTCAGTGCGTTTAACTGTGTAGACACTAAAACTTTCAGTAGAGTTAGGCGTTCTAAACAAACGAATCTGTACATCGTTGTTAGAGTCAAGACCATCGACAGCATAGTAGACAACAGTCCCTGTAGCTGAATCAACTTCCATATTGAGTTGACGAATACGTTGTAGTGATTCCTTAAGAACCTCTACGTTTCTTGTCTCGTTGTGAATGTAGAGAATCTTAGAACGAGTATTAAAACCACTTAACGAGTACAAGGCAGTGCCTGAGGTACTTGTGATGTCGTAAGTATACCTAAGACCAGTCCAGTCCCATGTATCTTCTACAAGTCGTTTAGCATCATTAACAAAATCACCAATGAGCTTAGAGTAATCACTCTCGTCGACTGTAGTCACTTCCTCTTCCCTAAGTTTCCTTAGGACTGAATTAACAAGCTGTAAATAAGTCATAGGTTTATGATACCATATTTTGAGTTAAATGTCAAGTATTTTATTACGACTCAAGTAATTGTCTTGAGAATGGGGTTTCGTCTTCACCTAAGAAATCAAGATCAGGCTCTAACGATGCAATCAATTCACCCTCAGGTGTCACTTGAGTTCCCGGGACTTTCTCAGTCATTTTAGCCCACTGGAGCTCAAAGTCTAAACGTGGTATGTCAATATTTAAATCAGGCAAGTCAACCCCTACGTCTTGCAGGTCTGCTAAGTCGTAACCTCTGGCGTTAAAGTCACCTAAGTTCATCCCAGAGGTGTCAATAGCTTCCCAGTTAAAGTCTTCAAGTGTGAAGCCTTGGTCGAACAAACCATCAATTCCAAATTCAGGAATCAATTCATTAGCGAATCTAAAGCTACCCTCAGGTAGTTTAGCGTTGATACCGTCCCACGTTTCTTTCCAGTTAAGGTCTAGGTCTGGAAGGTTAATA